GTAGCTGGTCGCGTCAGGGTCTTTTTTTTGTCGTTCGTTTAGACTCGCATCCCATGCCGCTGCCGTTCCCCTTCGACTGGCGCAAGCCCGACTACATTGCCGTTTTCGAGTGGCGAATCGAACGCCTGAACCGCATTCGCGCGAACCCCCGCCAGCTGCCGGCGCTCAAAACCTATTACCGCGATCACCCCGCGCAATTCATCATCGACTGGGGCATGACGCTAGACCCGCGCAATACGGCGATCGGTCAGCCCGCGTCGATCCCGTTCCTGCTGTTCCCGAAACAGGAAGAACTGGCCGAATGGCTGCTGGAACGCATGGCCGCGGGCGAAGATGGGTTGATCGAAAAGTCGCGCGACATGGGGATAACGTGGCTGGCTATGGCGCTGTCGTGCAACCTTTGTTTGTTCCGGCCGGAAATGTCGATCGGCTGCGGATCGCGCAAAGAGGATTACGTCGACATTCTGGGCGACCCCGACTCGCTGTTCGAGAAGGCCCGGCTGTACCTGCAGCAACTGCCCCCCGAATTCCGCGGCGGCTGGGACCGTAAAAAGCACAGCGCACACTTGCGGATCATGTTCCCAGAAACCGGCTCGATCCTGACCGGCGAAGCGGGCGACGGCATCGGGCGCGGCGGCCGGCAGACGCTGTACCTGGTCGACGAGGCGGCCCACCTGGAACGCCCACACTTGACCGATGCGTCGCTGTCGCAGACGACGAACTGCCGCATTGACTTGTCCAGCGTGAACGGCGCGGCCAACAGCTTCGCGATCAAACGCCGTAACTTACCGGCCCGTCAGGTGTTCACGTTTCACTGGCGCGACGACCCGCGAAAGGACGATGACTGGTACGCCAAGCAGGTCGCGCGGTTAGATCCGATCATCGTCGCCCAGGAAATCGACATCAGCTACACGGCCAGCGTGCGCGGCGTGCTGGTGCCGTCAGCGTGGGTGCAGGCGGCCGTGGGGGCGTGCGCCAAGCTGGGGCTAACGCCTGGCGGCATGAAACGCGGGGCGCTGGACGTGGCCGACGAAGGGCGCGACCTGAACAGCTTTGCAGCAAAGACGGGCGTGCAGATCGACTACCTGGAATCCTGGTCAGGCAAAGGCGACGACATTTTCGGCACGGTGCAACAGTCATTCATGCTGTGCGATCGCCTGGGGCTTGAGAGTTTCCATTACGACGCCGACGGCCTGGGTGCGGGCGTGCGGGGCGATGCACGGGTGATCAACGAACAGCGCGTCGGCGCGGGCGTCCACCAGGTCAGCGTCGACCCGTTCCGGGGGTCTGGTGAAGTCCACACGCCCGAAGGCATGGCGGCCGGCACGATGCGCAAAAACAAAGACTTTTTCCTGAATTCCAAAGCGCAAGGCTGGTGGTCGCTGCGAACCCGGTTCCAGCTTACTTATCGCTGGGTGACTGAGGGCGTGCCGTGCGATCCTGACGACATCATCAGCATCGACCCCGCCCTGCCCGAACTGTCGCAACTGTGCGCCGAACTGTCGCAACCGACCTGGACCCAGAACGGCGCCGGTAAGGTGCTGGTCGAGAAAATGCCCGATGGTTCGCGCAGCCCGAACCGGGCCGATTCGATAATGATTCTGTTCTCGCCCATTGCCGGAACGTCGGCGATGTGGGCAAAATTGGTGCCATAGCCCATAATCTGACGCCATGAAACCATCCGAACGCATGAAGGCCCGCGCGGCTGTCGCTGAACGCACGGCGGTTACTGACAGCTTCGACAACTTCATGGCGAAGGTCGGGCTACAGACCGGCAACCAGCACAGCGCCAGTACCTACCTGACGAACTACACGTCGCGCAGCCGTCAGCTTGTCGAGTCGGCCTACCGATCGTCGTGGATATGCGGCACCGTGGTCGATAGTTACGCCCAGGACATGACGCGCGAGGGGATCGCGATCAGCGGCATCAACGAAACCGATAACAGCCCGCTTGATATTGAGCGCCTAGAGCGCGAAGCGACCCGGCTGCGTATCTGGGATCGGTTTTGCGATTCGATTCGCTGGGGGCGCTTGTACGGCGGGTGCCTGGCCGTTCTGGCGATCGACGGCCAGAACTACGAAACGCCACTGAACCCGAATTCCATCGGCCGCGGAGCGTTCCGCGGCATTCTGGTTTTCGATCGTTGGATGATGGTTCCGTCACTGACCGAACTGGTCAGCGAAGTCGGGCCGAATTTCGGGTTGCCGAAGTATTACGACATCGTCGGCGGTTTCGGCGTGCCGGCCATGCGCGTGCATTACTCGCGCGTCATGCGCTTCGAGGGCGACGAACTGCCCTATTTCCAACGTATCCAGGAACAAATGTGGGGACAGTCAGTGCTGGAACGCGTGTGGGACCGAATCACCGCATTTGATTCGACGACGCTGGGCGCTGCGCAACTGGTCTACAAAGCGCACTTGCGCACGATCCGAATGCAGAACCTGCGCGAAAACATTGCCACGGGCGGCAAGGCGTTCGACGCTGTCGTTGCGAATATTAAAATGATCGGCCAGTTTCAAAGTAACGAGGGCATCACGCTGCTGGATTCGGCCGACGAATTCGAGTCACAAAGTTATACGTTCGCCGGCCTAGACGACGTATTGCTGCAGTTCAGCCAGCAACTTTCGGGCGCGTCGGGCATTCCGATCACGCGGCTATTCGGTCAAGCGCCGGCCGGTTTGAATTCGACCGGCGAGTCGGACATGCGCAACTATTACGACAACGTCAAACAGCAGCAGGAACGCCGCTTGCGGCACCCCGTTTCGCTGGTCTATGACTGCATGCACCGCAGCCTGACGGGCGCCCCGCTGCCACCGGAATTCGACTTTACGTTCCGCAATCTGTGGCAGATGGACAGCGTGCAGCGCGCCGACGTGGCGAACAAAAACGTCGATTCGATCACGAAGGCATACGACTCGCAGATCATCAGCCAGCGCCACGCGCTTGCGGAACTGCGCCAGCAGTCGCCCGAAACCGGCCTGTTCACCAGCATTACCGATGAGGACATCGAAGCGGCCGACGATCAGGTCGCGCCCAGTGCGTCGGAACTGGACCTGAACCCCGGCCCGAACGCCCCAGGTGACGCCGATGCGGACCCCGCGGCTACTGGTCAGCCTTGACCCCGGCGCGCGCTGCGTGCGCGTGCAGGCGCTGGCTGCTGACGGTTCGGAAGTGTGGACGGCGGCCATCAATGCGTGCGAACTGCACCGCTACGAAGTGCCCGAGGGCGGGCGCCTGGTGCTGGCCGATGACGTGATCGAAAGCAATGGCGAAACCCCAGCGTAACCCCGTCAAAACGGTCGGCATCGAACGCCGCTACGCCGTGCAACTGCGCAGCGTGGCAAAGCAGGTCGGCGCGATTGTGAACGGCTTTCCGCCGGGCGATCCGCAGTTCGTGCCCACAATCGACGCCATGCTGCGCGCGTACGCCGACCTGCTGCTGCCCTGGGCGCGCGAAACGGCCGCGAAGATGCTGCGCGCGACGAACGCGGCCGATTACAAAGCATGGCTGTCGCTGGGCGAGGAAGTCAGCGCCGGCGTCATGCGCGAGGTTACGACCACGCCCACGGGTTCGACGTTTCTGGCGCTGCTGGCCGAGCAGGTCCACTACATCCGAAGCATTCCGCTAGAAGCGGCCCAGCGCGTCCACACGCTGACGACCGAGGCGCTAGCCGACGGCACACGGGCGGCTGAAATCGCGAAGATGATTCAGGCGTCGGGCAGCGTGGCCGAGTCCCGCGCAACGCTGATCGCGCGCACTGAGGTTGCGCGCACGGCATCGACCTTCACCCAGGCGCGGGCGTTGAACGTCGGATCGCAGGGTTACGTCTGGGAGACATCGCGCGACGGTGACGTGCGGCCGTCGCACAAAAAGATGCAGGGGAAAATCATTGACTGGGACAAACCGCCCGTCGTCGACGGCATGACCGGCCACGCTGGCGAGTTTCCGAATTGCCGATGCTGGCCCCGCGTGATCCTGCCCCGCCTGGACGGCAAGCCAGCTAAGCGGGGGCCGTTCAGGGCCTAGCGTAGCGAGACAGAATCCGTTTGCGCTTGCGGGCGCCCTGCACTTTTGGATGCCGGCCGCGCCACAGTCCCGCTACCCGGATAAATAGCGCGGCTTGTTTAGGCGACAGGAACACCCGACGCGGGACGACGACACCCCAGCCCCACGCGTCAAGGGCGACCGCGTTTATCTCGGCCAGAATTTCGTCGGGCGTTTTGTCGGTCCATTTGGTCACGGCTTAACCGCTTCGGGCGTGGCCTCAGCTTCGGCCAGATCGCGAATTCGATTCAACAGCGCCACGGGGACGCGGATTGTTTCGCAACTTTGGTCCGGGTTGATCGTCCACTGTTTCGTTCGGGCGTAGATGCGGCGGGCGCGTTCGGCCATTTCGTGAACATCGCGCAAGGTCAGTTCGGTCGGCATTTCAGTTTCTCCCTCTAGTTACGGGGACGGCCCCCGCGACAACCCCCGGCATGCAGGGGCTGGCGCTGGTGTCGTCAGATCGCCCGGATCGCGTCAAGCGGCAGGAACAGTTCGCCCCGGCCCGTGCGGCCGCTGGCGGGGTCGTAGGACTTCAGCTGTGCGCCCTGCACGCCGCCGACCGTGCGCAGGGCCAGGATCACGAACGTGCCAGCGTGGGCACCGCGAACGATTTGATTGACTTGAAACATGGTGTGGGCCTTTTGGTTTCGGGTTACGATGAATGAATTGTATAACAAAACTAAGCGCACGCAAGTAGGGACAAACCCTACCCCCCTGCGCAAGTTATGCACCCAGTTGGTACGGCTTCAGGCCGTGCTTTGCGGCAATGCGGGCGCGCGCGGCGTCTTCGGCCACCCCTGCGTCGTGCACGAATTCCATGGCGATCCGGCCAATCATTCGCACGCCCGTGATCTGGGCCACGCGGTCGCGTTCTGCAAGCCGTGCGCGATACGCGAGATATTCGGGGGTGCTGGCGAATTCAGCGCGTGCTGCGCGCAGCACCTGTTCGGCGTGATCGCGGATTTCGGCGTTGATTTGCTTGGAAGTTTTGCGACTGTTGCGGGCAGCGCATACGCAGCCATAGTGCACGATATCGCCGTTTTCCAGTTCCATAACAACCGTGGATTTCAAACCTGACTTACCGCAGCAGTCGCAGGTCGTCACGCTGTCGTCAATTCCCAGTGCTTTTGCGTTCATTTGTTGCTCCTTTGATACGATGGACGTATTGTATAACAAAATCCAGAAACTTGCATAGGGACAAACCCTAAGTTACGATGCCGCCATGCAATTCTTTGCTCAGTCGCAGCTAGGCCCGAAGCGTTACAAGACGCCCGAAGGCTTTTTGCTTTGCAAAGACGTGCCATTCGCCCGCGTAGGCGAACAGATTTACTCTGCCATGGAAGTGCCCACGACCCCCCGTTCCGACGGGCTGATCGTCGTACGGCGCGACCCCGAGGAAGTGTTTTCTCCGAAGGCCCTGGCGTCATTCGAAGGCAAACCCGTAACTTTCCAGCATCCCGGTCGAGCCGTGGACGCTGAGTCCTGGCGCTCCCTGTCCCAAGGGCACCTGCAGAACGTCCGGCGGGACGGCGATTTCGTCGTCGCCGACCTTTTGCTGATGGACGCCGACACAATCCAGAAAGTCGAATCGAATGAAATCCGCGAAGTGTCTGCGGGTTATGATGTTGACTATGAGGAAATCGCGCCGGGCCTGGCCCGTCAGATCAACATTCGAGGCAATCACCTGGCGCTGGTGCAGCGCGGCCGCGCCGGCCCGCAGTGTTCTATTCAAGATGGAGATTCAACCATGACGACCCCGACCCCCAGCAGCGCCGCACCGATCGCCATCCCGAAAAAAGCCCCCGGCTTTTTGAAGCGCATTCTCGGCGCCTATCGCGTGGGCGATGAAGAAATGCTCGAAACGGAAGTCATGGACGCCGACGAAATGGTCAAAAAGCTACAGGCCGACAACGACGACCTGGTCGCAAAGATAGCCGCCAAAGACGCCGAGATCGAGGAATTGAAAAAGAAAATTCCGGCCGACGATGAGAACGGAAGTTCTACCGCCCCGCTGGCAACCGCCCCCGGCGCCCCGACCCCCGACCAGGGCGTGCTGATGACCGGCGACACTCTGCAGGCCGTCTACGCCCGCGCTGAAATCGTGAACCCGGGCGTGAAGATGCCCGCGGGCGACGCCGCGGCCAAGCCCGCCGACGCAGCTGCCGCGCTGATGCGCACCGCCCTGGCCGAAGGCGCCAAGACGAACAAGGCGGTCGAAACCCTGATCGCTGGCCGTGACGTAGGGAAACTCACGAACGACAGCCTGGCAACCCTGTTCAACGCCGCGCACACGGTTGTCGCTTCGACCAACACGCAGCGCCTGGTCCCCGGCACCGCTCCGCACGCGATCGTGGCCGACGCCGCCAAGAATCGCACGACCGTCGACACCATGAATGCCAAAGCGGCCGACGGTTGGGCCAAGCGCCGCGCCGCGGTCCTGGGCGACAAGTAATTTTCCGCACCCGCCAACCTAGGAGCACTAAAAATGCCTGCTTACCTCAAGACAATGCCGACCGGCATCCCGGGCGCGGTTTCGCGCATTGACGTCGCGCAGATCGAAGCGCAACTCTACAACTCCGCGTATCCGTTCGCGTCGTTCGGCATCCCGGCGAAAATCAGCGGCGGCTACGTTGTGCCCCTGGTTTCCGGCGACATTGCCAGCGCGATTTACGGCTGGCTGGTGCGCCCGTACCCGTTCCAGTCCCAGGTGGCCGGCAATGACCCGCTGGGCGCCGCCGTCCCGCCGACGACCGGCACCGCCGACATACTGCGGCAAGGCTATCTGACCGTCAAGAATTGCGCGGGAACCCCGGCATTCGGTGGTCAGGTGTACGTTCGCGTGTCGAACGCCTCGGCCGGTCACCCGATCGGCAGCGTGGAAGCGGCCAGCGTGCAAAGCGCCGCGGGCGCAGCAACCGGTGGCAACACCGGTAACGGCACGATCACCGCCAGCCCGGCCACGACTGCGGTCGCTCAGAAGGGCGTGACGAAAGTGACCATGACCGGCGCGACCACGTATCTGGTGACCACGCCTGACGGCGTGACGCACATCCCGGGCGCGACTGGCGCAGCCTACGCTGGCGCGGCCTCGGTCGGTCTGACCTTCACCGTCACCGTGGGCGGTACGCCGATGGTCGCGGGCGACTCGTTCACGATTACCGTGACGCAGGAAACCGCCCCGGTGGCCGACTGCATTTTCCAAGGCCCTGCCGATACCAGCGGAAACGTGGAAATCAGCTTCAAGGTCTGACCGATCACCCAGCCCCACACTTCGGAGTTCTTACCATGAAACAAAACGCCCTTACCGCTGCCACACTGGCCGCAATCTACGGTGCGGCTGCGCCGGGTCGGATCATCCGAAACGTGCGCACGCACGACGAACTGATGACGTTCGACGCGGCTGTCGTGGACTCGGCCGGCGCGTTCCTGGTCGGCCAGCTTGAACAGTTGGACCCAACCCTGCACGAACCGCTGTACGCGTTCACCTGGTCGCGTGACGTTCGCGTGCGCCCCGGCATCAGCATGGCCGACGCCCTCAGTTCCTGGACGCTGTCCAGCTATGCAGCGGCCGGCGGCGTGGGTCAGGGCCGGAAATCATGGGTCGGCAAGAATTCGACCGAACTGGTGCGCCCCGCTCTGGACATCGGCAAGTCGCAAGTGGCGCTGACCGAGTGGGCCATGGAACCCGCCTGGACCGTCTACGAACTGGAAGCGGCGCAACGCCTCGGCACCCCCATCGACCTGCAGCTGTATCGCGCGATGCAGATGAAATGGAACATGGATACGGACGAACAGGTCTACATCGGCGACACGGGCCTGGGGATTACTGGTCTGGTGAACAACTCCCTGGTCACGAACGTCGGCAACGCCACGACCGGCGGCTGGGCTACGGCCACGGCTGATCAGATTCTGGACGACGTGAATGAACTGCTGGACAGCGTGTGGGCCGCCAGCGCCTACGCCCTGATGCCCGGGAAGCTGGGCCTTCCCCCCACGCAGTTCTCCCAACTGGTTTCCCGCAAGGTTTCCGCGCAGGGCAACGTGTCCATCATGCGTTTCCTGCTCGAGAACAACCTGGCAATGACGATCAACGGCTCCCCGCTGGAAATCGTGCCCATGAAGTACCTGCCGGGCGCTGGCGCGGGCAACACTGACCGCATGATCGCCTACACCGACGATATCGACCGCGTGCGGTTCTCCATGGTCCCGCTGCAGCGTACCGCTGTGCAGTTCCAGGGCATCTACCAAAAGGCGGCCTATTACGGCAAGCTGGGCGGCGTGGAAGTGGTCTACCCGGAAACCATCGGCTACCGCGACAACATTTAAGCGCCGGGGCTTCGGCCCCGTGCCAAAGGGCAAACCATGACCGAACCGAAACAAGTCGAAGTCTTTGCGTCGCGGGCGTTTCGCCTGAGCCTGGGCCGTGGCGACAGCGTCGCAGTCCCGGCCGGCCGTTCCTTCGTCGACCAGCGTGTCGCCGATCACCCCTACGCGAAGCATTATCTGGCCGACCTGCCGAAGCAAACGTCGGCGGAAACCGACGAATTGCTGCAGATGGCCCAGGCGGAACTGGACGAGGCGCGCGCCAAGTTGGCCGACGCCCTGGCTGAACGCGACGAAGCGCGCGAACAAGTCGCCGCGATGACCGACGCGATCGGCATGGACAAAGACAGCGCCGCGGCGAAGATCCTGGCGCAGTCCGAACAGATCGTCAACCTGCAGCGCCAGCTGGCCGACGCGACGAAAAAGACCGCGGCCAAGCGGTAAGGGGCCGACATGGCGGTCACCGCGGCGACGATCCGGGCGAATTTCCCCGAGTTCACCGACACGGCGGCCTATCCCGACAGCACGATCAATTTTTGGCTGTCTGCGGCCGCGGTGCTGTTGCTGGAACGCGTCTGGGGGCCGCTCGACCTGCTAGACCTGGGGACGCAGCTGTACGTGTGTCATCAGATCACCGTCGCACGCCGCAACACCGCGACCGCTGACGTGGGCGGCACCCCCGGCCAAGTTACCGGCAACCTTACGCAAAAGGGCGTGGACAAGGTTACCGCCAGTTACGACGGCACCGACGTAAAGCTGACCGACGGCGGGTTCTGGAACCTGTCGACCTATGGCGTGCAGTTCCTGCAATTGGCGCGGCTGGTCGGCATGACCGGTGCAATGCAGGTGAACACCCCGGGCCCGTCGCCGTTCCCCACGTTGCCGATCGGCTATATCCTATGAAAAAGACCGGCGTGCAAATGACCGCTGACCGCATGGCCGCCACGCTAAAGGCGATCGGCGGTCTGGTCGCGCGTGACGTGCTGGTCGGCAACCCCGCGGCCAAAGCGCCGCGCGAAGGCGATCCGATCAACAACCCGACGATCGGCTATATCAGCGAGTACGGAAGCCCCGCGCGCAATATCCCCGCGCGCCCGTGGCTTGCCCCCGGCATCCAAAAGGCGCAAGGGGCGATCGCTGACGAATTCGGCCACGCGGCCCAGGCGGCGCTGGACGGCAGCACGGCCGGCGTCACGACGGCCATGAATCGCGCCGGCCTGGTCGCCGTAAACAGCGCACGCACCGAAATCAACACGGGCGACTTTGTGCCCCTGGCCGACTCGACCCTGCGCGCTCGAGCACGGCGCGGGCGTGGCGACAAGGGCGCAAAGCTGGAACTGGCAAGCCGGGACGCCGGGAACGCCCCCAGCAACGATTTCGCGCGGCCGCTGATCGACACCGGCCAGTTCCGAAACTCTGTTGCCTACGTGGTGCGGTAATGGCCTGGCTCGATGTCGTCGACGTTATCCTGGACCCCGACTTCATTGACACGGTCGGGCTGACCTACACGCGCAACGTGCAAACCGTGGGCGACGGTGGCCTGGCCGTGAACGCTGAAACCACGCTGCCGCTACGGGGCGTGATTACCAATCAAAACGGCGACATCTTGCGGCGCCGGGCCGACGGCGAGCATATCGAGGCGTCAATCATCGTTCACACGCTGACGCGCCTGACGGCCGGCAGCGCCCCCGACATTACGGCCGATGTCGTGCATTGGCAAGGCGCCGATTACACGGTTTCGGTTTTGAACAACTGGTCGCACTTTGGCCGCGGATTCGTGGCCGCTCAGTGCGATCTGATCCCGCTGGCGGGGGCGCCGGTATGACGCTGTACTACGTGCTGCCGAACCCGTTGACGCCCCCGACCGAGGGGCCGGAACTGGACGCGCTTTTTCAGCAATTGATCGAAGGGCTTACCGGCCTACCGACCGAACTGGTGCGCCCACGCTGGCAACCCGTGGACCCGAAACAGCCCGAACGCAACGTGAACTGGTGCGCGCTTGGCGTTGAATCAATCGACGCTGATGACGGCCCGGCGATCGGTCAGGAAGCCGGCCAGCTTGACGACAATTTCGTTTTGGACGAATCGACGATCGGGCCATCGGGCTACATCCGGCACGAAACGATTTCGGTCCTTGCGACGTTCTACGGTCCCCAGGGGCAACGCTACGCAGCCCAGACGCGCGACGGCGTCGCGATCCCCCAAAACGTGCAGTCGCTACTGGACGCCGACGCCGTGTTCGTGGACTGCGGCCCGATCGTCAGCGCGCCCGAATTGATCAATCAACTGTGGTTCAAGCGGTACGATCTGTCGATGACGTTTCGGCGCAAAGTGACGCGAACCTACCCGACAAACCCCCTTATTTCGGCTGAAATC